GAACTTATAAAAGAGTGTAAAAGAATACCTAGAATTAGTCCACCACCTTTAGAATTTGCAGAGCTATTTAATATGTGTAATAAATTAGGTGTGGCAGGAGTAGTACAAGATAAGAGACCAGAAGGTAGACATTGGGATAATTTAAAAATAAAGTATTTAAAAGACAATCCAGAAATAATTATTATGGAACAGGCAATGCCAAATGAAACAATTAAATAAATGGGTAGTACCTTTAGCGGGAAGTATTTTAATAGGTTTATCTACATGGATGTTAGTTACTTTAGTTGAATTACAAACTATTGTAGCCATGCTACAAAACGAACTAATGAATATAGATAAAGTAATAGGTAGAATTTACGCACACATGGACAGATTAGCAGACAGATAATGTATTCTATTATTTGGTTACGTAATGATCGTTGGCAGATATTCACAAATGAGATATGGGAGACAGAAAAAGAAGCCACAGAATATGCTAAACGAGGTAACTTTAAAAAGAAAGATAAATGGAAAGTTGTATTATATGATAAAAAATATTATAAATAATCATGGCATATAAAACAGCGGCATGGCAAAGAAAAGCAGGTAAAAGTTCTTCAGGTGGATTAAATGCTAAAGGTAGAGCTAGTTATAATAAAAGCACAGGCGGTAATCTTAAAGCACCAAGTAAAAAAGTAGGCAACAAACGTAGAGCTAGTTTTTGTGCAAGAATGAAAGGCATGAAAAAAAAATTAACATCTGCTAAAACAGCAAGAGATCCTAATAGTAGAATTAACAAAGCATTACGTGCTTGGAATTGTTAATGAAGAAAAAAACTTGGTCTAAAAAAAATATTACTTTTGTTTGTGGATATTGCTTTATGTGTAAAACACAGCTATTGAGTAATGAAGGTGGATGGATTATAAATGCAGAGAAGAAACATTTTTGTGAACACTACGGAGAGAACACAGAAAGTTGTTTTGATAAATATATAAATATAGGGAGACAAAATGTACGGAAAGAAATCGAAAGGTAAACTTACAGCTAAACAAAAAACTTTACCTAAAGGACTACAAAAAAAAATAATGAAGTCCAAATCTAAAAAGAAAAAGTAATGGCTAAACTTTGTGCAAAAGGTAAAGCTGCAGCGAAGCGCCGATTCAAAGTATACCCCTCTGCATACGCTAATATGTATGCGAGTGGTGTATGTTCAGGTAGAATAAAACCTAAAGCTAAGAAGAGAAAAAAATAATGTCAAAAGGTTTACGATCATGGGTACAGGCTAATTGGGTAGACATTGCTAACCCAAAGAAAAGTGGTGGCTTTCCTAAGTGTGGTCGTAGCGGTGGTGAGAAAAGAAGAAACTATCCTAAGTGTGTACCTGCTGCAAAAGCTAGATCTATGTCAGCTAGTCAAAGAGCTTCAGCAGTTTCAAGAAAACAAAAAGCTGAAAGAAAAACTAGAACAAATAAAAAACCAAACTACGCAAGAACTTAAATATTTAATTCTTCTTTTAATTTAACAAACTCTTCGTGTATTGTTTTTTCTGGTGTCCAAAATCTTTGACCTAATGCTTTTAATCTACGATGATGAATAACAGTAGAGTGATCTATCTTTAACATTCTACCTAGTTGAGATAATGATACACCATACATCTCTATCATTAAATTAATTATAATACTTCTTGCTCTAACTAAAAATTCAAATCGTCTTGGACCTAACACTTCTTGTTTGTTCACTTCATATTGAATACAAATCTTATTGACAACTGCATCTAAAGTTTGCGGATAAACTTTCTTTCTATCTGATACTAAACCATTTCTTTTTTCTTCAAATCTTTCTTGTCTTAACTTTAACTTTAATAACTGACCTTCTATCTTTGCTTTACTTTGTTGTAATGACATACGAAAGCCATTCTTAAATCCTGTCTTATAAATAAGAAGTTCTCTTCCTGTTAGTTCCCTATACATTGGAGCTTTCATTGCTTGTTTTAATTGTGTAAGTGTTTTCATTTGCGTAGCATCCCCTCTGTTGTTTGCACAACCTTTTGTTGTTTTTATAACGATGTAATTAATGACTATCTATTTGCCATTAATTGCTCTCTGCATTCAGAAACTTTTAAATGTAAGCTATAACTTTCAGCTTTTAATTTATTAGCTCTCTGTACTGTTTGGACATACTGCTCACTTTTCTTTCTTTGTTTGTCCATCAGTTTCTGCAGACGACTCTTGATGTCTTCCATCAGCATCCTCCTTCACTTTTGTGTGATCCCATTTAATTTCATTGACCACCACTTCTACCAGGTTTCCCTCATTTGAGGGTTCGGCAGCTTTCTCAACGGAATCAAACCTTTCTACATATTTAAAGTTTGCATCTCCGTATCTTGTTCTTATATAAGATTTAACCCTTTTGTCAATCATAGTCCCTTTCGATTGCCATATCGATATAATGTTTTGCTTTGAGTAAATCTTCTTTCTGACCCTTCTGCTTGTGTCTGCATAGATACTTAATAGCATTTCCTTCAGCAAAGGGAAGATTGTTTTTATTAATAAATTCTGATGGTTGTATCGTCATTGAACTGTAATGACTTCCGCCTACTTGCTTTTTATATACATTATCTGTCATAAATCTGTAGTCTGTGGCAAGGGAAAACAACGTAAGAAAGTCAAGGGTGATGACTAAAACCTCGCCACAAACTTTAGAGCCTAAGCTCTATCTTCTGTAATTACCATAAGTTCCAGTTTTTTGGTAGGGTTTTTTATACCCACCCATTGCTGATTGTCCACCACTACTAGATTGAGGTGCTTTACTATCGCTTGGTGTAAGCACTACGTTCAATCCTCCTGTTAGTGAGCCATCTTCATTGGTATCGTCAAAGGCAGCTTGGTTGTACCAAGTGTCTCCTACTTTAGCTCCTACTCTCCACGTTTTTCCTTGTGGGGATTTAGGATTAATAGGTGCTACCCAACTAGGTCTGTTATCTCCTGGTTGTTTATCTGCATTCGGTATTAATTTAACATAGATTTTATCCATATTCTATATTTTCTCCTGTTTGTTTAGTTTATCCTCTACATTTTCAACAACATTCATTATCGCTTTGTAAGTAGAGGGATGTTTAGTTAAGGCATTCTCAATGTATGGGTCGTTATATTTTTTAACTTGCCTATACTCATAAATGTTTCTACATTTTTTGAACTCATTTATGATTTGATCTACACCTTTATTTGTACTGCCATTAGCAGCACCTCTAACTTCTTTAGTACAAGGAATGTTTAATGATCTATACTCTTCGAGGGAGGTTATATCATTATCCAAGATACCAAAGAAACTTAAAGCTCTTGATATTGCAAACGATTCAGACATAGGTAAAGCACCTTGTATGTACGTTGCATTTCTTTTTTTAAATTGTTTATGATGACCTGTGGCTAATACTCGTTCAGGATCGTAAGCTACAATCTTACACTTACAGATATAATAATCTGTGTATTCCATAACACTTGTATCTATACCAAGTTCATCGCCAAACACCTGTCTAAAGTATTTAATTTTACTCCACAATGAAACAGTTGATTGACCTTTCTCATTTTTATATATGCCATCTTTACGACACAATTCATTTATCTTTTTTATTTTATCACGCATCTAACCCCCATAGTTGTTTAATTGTTTTACGTTGTTTGTCTGTTAAAAATTTATAATGGTAAAAGTGATTAAGATCAGGTGGCTCTGAAATGTCTGCTAACTTTTGCAGATCCCCTTTACAATAGATAATCATTTGTTCCCAGTTATAAATTCTTTTTATCATCATGTTGTATTGGTATTCTAAATGATCGTCATACAAAGCTGCATGAGTGTCATCATATATTAAATATTCTTTATCATTAACTAAAACTAAAAAAGGTTTCTTACCTGTACACTTCCAATAGAAAGCTACTTGACCCCAATAAGCATCAAAGACTGCATCATCGCTAAGTGTTTGTGTTTTAAAATAGTATTCATCTTTACCTTTTTTCTTTACGATGCTTGGTGGTTTAGTTTTAAGTTCTATAAATGATTTGTTAGTTTCATAATCAATACGACCTATGATGTCGTGTAATAATTGTTTAGGTTTGTTCATGACATATCGTTCAGAGGTAATCTTATTTTTGCCACAAAGTTCCTTGACCACTTTTCTTGTTTGCTCAATGGTCCTATGTGCATACTCAATCATGTGTTCTCTTGCGTAAGCATCTTTATGATCGACAGGATCATACTTATTAATATCATCTAACTCCTTGCCGAACACCTCGTCATAGTTCCTGTTAGTTAATGTTATAGTTTTGTCTTTCCAATAAAGAGTTTCACATTCCATTCTTTGAGCTGTGTTATTAACCAGGTTTCCGAATCTAGGTTTGTACCCCATAGGAAACATACTTCTTTCTACTCCATCGTGATGTCCGTAGTTAAGATTAAATTTAGCTAATGGCATACTAGAGCTAGAAGGCGACCAATGATCTAAACCTTTACCATTATTTAATGTATCGAAATATTTTTTATTACTCATTGTTTTCAATGATGTTATGACAGAGTTTTTCCACATTGTCTATAACTAAATAATCCTTTACTTGTGGATAAATATACCTTATTGGTTATTCATTCAGAAAGGAAAACAACAAATGAAACTAAAAGATTATCGTACAAAAAATAAATTAAGTTGCTCAGAGTTAGCAAGAAAAATAGGTATTCATAATATAAATCCAAGCACGAACATATGGAGGTGGGAGAATGGACAAAGAATACCTCGTAAAGAAGAAATGAAA